ATCTCAGGTACTGTAAAAGGCCGAGGGTCTAATGGAGCACTACATGGTTTAACCAAATACAGCATGGAAGAGGCTCCTAGTAATGAGTTTTTTCTAGAGTATGTAGCGAGGCCACAAACAGCTGAGATATTTTTTGAAGAGGTTCTTATGGCTTGTGTCTTTTATAGCATGCCTATTTTAATTGAAAACAATAAACCACGGCTTTTATATCATTTTAAAAACAGGGGGTACAGGGGGTTTTGCATGAACAGGCCAGATAAGCATTTTAATAAACTATCCAAAACTGAAAAAGAGCTCGGGGGTATACCCAATACTTCTGAAGATGTAAAGCAATCACACGCATCAGCGATAGAGTCTTATATAGAAAAACATATAGGTTTAGATTTATCTGGCGCTTATAGGGACGCTTCTGATATGGGAAGTATGAATTTTACAAGGACATTGGATGATTGGGCACGATTCGATATTAATAATAGAACTAAGTTTGATGCTAGTATAAGCACGGGTTTAGCAATTATGGCAAATCAAAAAAACCTATATTTACCTGAACAAAAACAAAACAAAATAAACCTTAACTTTGCAAGGTATACTAATAATGGTAATTATAGTGAATTAATCAAATAGATGGAAGACGTAAAAATTAATATTTCATCTGTAGGTTTTCCAAGTCAGTTTGTATCGGACTCAGAAAAAGCAACCAAGGAATTTGGTTTACAGATAGGACAAGCGATACAATACGAATGGTTTAGAAAAGATTCTAGCGGCTGTAGATACTACGGTCAATGGAGAGAGTTTAATAGATTAAGGCTTTACGCTAGAGGGGAGCAGTCTATTGGTAAATATAAAAACGAGTTGGCCGTAGATGGCGATTTGTCATATTTAAACTTAGATTGGACCCCCGTACCTATCCTTCCTAAATTTGTAGATGTTGTTGTTAACGGAATGCAAGATCGACTTTTTAAAGTCAAGGCTTATGCCCAAGATGCATTGTCTCAAGCCAAAAGAAGCAAGTATCAAGAAATGATAGAAGGGCAAATGGCAGCTAAGGAGCCATTGCAAGTATTACAAAAAAACACTGGGTTTAACCCATTCACGATGGATCCAGATGATTTGCCTGCTTCAGACGAGGAGCTTTCTCTATACATGAATCTTAATTATAAACCTGCCATAGAGATAGCTGAAGAAGAAGCCATCGATACCATGTTCGCTGAAAATCATTATGAGGACACTAGGAAAAGAATAGACTATGACCAGATGGTTGTAGGAGTGGGTATGGCTAAGCACGAGTTCCTTCCAGGGGCTGGTGTTAAAGTATCCTATGTGGATCCAGCAAATGTTGTATATAGTTATACTGAAGATCCGTTCTTTAAAGATTGTTTCTATTGGGGTGAAATTAAAACAGTCTCTTTGACTGAGCTCAATAAGATTGATACTACTCTAACTACAGAGGACCTAGAAAAAATATCACAATATAGCCAAAGCTGGTATGATTATTTTAACACTGCGCAGTCGGCCGAAAACGATATCTTTTATCGTGACACATGCACTCTTATGTATTTTAATTATAAGACCACCAAAAAAATGGTCTATAAGAAAAAAGTAAACGACAATGGTTCTTCACGGATGATAGAAAAGGATGATAGTTTTAATCCTCCGGAAGAAATGCTTGAAGAAGGAAAGTTTGAAAAAATAGAAAAGACTATAGATGTATGGTATGACGGTGTAATGGTTATGGGTACAAATATTATTCTTAAATGGGAGCTCGCAAAGAATATGGTTAGACCTAAGTCATCATCACAGCATGCTATGCCTAACTATGTGGCAGCTGCTCCTAGAATGTATAAAGGAGTTATTGAATCTTTAGTAAGAAGAATGATACCCTTTGCTGATCTTATTCAAATGACTCATTTAAAATTACAACAAGTAATTGCAAGGGTTGTACCTGATGGGGTATATATTGACGCCGATGGTTTAAATGAAGTAGACCTTGGAACGGGCGCTGCTTATAATCCAGAGGATGCGCTGAGGTTATACTTCCAAACTGGTAGTGTGATAGGAAGAAGCTACACTCAAGAAGGAGAATACAATCAAGGTAAAGTCCCTATACAACAACTAACGAGTAATTCAGGCGCTTCAAAAACACAGATGCTTATAGCTAACTATAATCATTATTTAAATATGATTCGTTCTGTAACGGGGTTAAATGAAGCAAGAGATGGGTCTACCCCTAATTCAGATGCGCTAGTGGGTGTACAAAAACTAGCAGCACTTAGCTCTAACACAGCTACCCGACATATATTAGACGGAAGTCTTTACATATATCGTACGTTAGCCGAAGCGTTAACGTATAGGGTGGCTGATGTATTAGAATATTCTGATTTTAAAGAAGACTTTATAAATAAAATAGGCAAGTATAACGTTAGTATACTAGGGGAAATCTCTGAGTTATATATTTATGACTTTGGCGTATTTATAGAACTTTCTCCAGATGAAGAGCAAAAGGCTATGCTTGAGCAGAATATACAAATGGCTTTATCAAAAGGTGATATAAACCTAGAAGACGCTATCGATATACGAGAAATTAAAAATCTAAAACTTGCTAATCAACTTCTTAAAGTAAAACGAAAGGCGAAACAAGAGCAAGAAGAAAAGCAGGAGATGCAAAAACAAGCCATGATTTCTCAGCAACAAATTAAATCTCAAGAGTTGGCAGCACAAGTAGCGATGCAAACAATTGAATTGGAAACTCAAGGTAAGCTTAAGTATAAGCAAGGCGAAATGCAACTAGAAATAGAGCGAAATAAAGTAGAGGCGCAGCTAAAAAGTCAGTTAATGGAACAGGAGTTTAATTATAATCTTCGATTAAGACAAATGGATGGGATGGCTTTATCTGATAGAGAAACTTCACGAGAAGATGCAAAAAGTCAAAGAATAAGCCAGCAAAACTCAGAGCAATCTAAATTAATAACGCAACGCAAAAATAATCTTCCTCCTCAAAACTTTGAGTCAAATGAAGATAGTTTAGATGGTTTTGACTTGTCTGAGTTTTCGCCTAGATAGTGCCAAAAACGTATATATATTTTATATAACTTTGTAATACATAAAATTTAATCTAAATCAAATGGGAATTAAAGTAAGAGAATTAACTGATGTTCAAGAAAAATCAGTACAAGAGGTTGAGCAAGAACTTTTAGATAAGCATGATGCCCAGCAAGAATTAAAGTTTGAAGACACTAATGTTAAAGTGTCAGAACATAAGCCAGAGTTATCAAAAGCCGAGGCAAAGACCGAAGAGGTACAAGAGACGGTAAGCGAAGAAAAACCTGAGCTTATTGAAAATGAAATTACTTCTCCTGAGTTATCAGAAGAAGACGTTCTTTCATTTATTGGAAAAAGATATGGTAAGCAAATTAATTCTATAGATGAATTAGTTGAAGCAAAATCTGAGGCACCAGAGATGCCAGAAGATATTGCGGCTTACTTTAAGTATAAAAAAGATACAGGAAGAAGCATCGAGGATTTTGTTAAGTTACAAAAAGATTACTCCGATGTAAATCCTGATACTTTGGTAAAAGAGTATTTAACAATTACTGAAGAAGGTTTAGACTCCGAAGACATAGAATCATTAATGGAAGACTATGTGTATGACGAGGACCTAGATGATGATTCGGTAATTAAGAAGACTAAATTAGCAAAGAAAAAAGTTATTGCTAAAGCAAAAAGATTCTTTAAGGAACAGCAAGAACAATACAAGTTGCCCCTTGAGTCAAGGGAAAACTCGTTCGGAGATTCTGAAGAATACCAAGCTTATAAGCAATATGTGAATACGGCTCAAAGTCAACAGGAAGAGGCTAATCGAAAAAGAGAATGGTTTATCAAAAAAAGTGATGAAGTATTTGGATCAGAATTTAAAGGTTTTAAATTCAATTTAGATCAAAGCGATATATTCTTTACTCCTGGGAGTGCTTCTGAATTAAAGAAAGCTCAAGAGACGCCAATGAATTTTGTAAATAAGTTTATTGACGACAAAGGACTTTTAAATGATCCAGAAGGATACCACAGATCTTTAGCTATAGCAATGAATCCAGAAAAGTTTGCTCAGTTTTTTTATGAGCAAGGTAAGTCTAGTGCCACAGAAGATGTAATGCGTAAAACCAAAAATATAAATATGACGGAGCGCAATACACCTGAGTCGGTTGCTAAATCAGGATTCCAAGTTAAATCAATCTCAACCCCTTCAAGTAATGGGCTGAGAATTAAAAGTGTAAAAAGAACTTAATATTAATTAAAATTTATTATCATGGCAGGACAAGTTAATTCCACACCAACTTTTGCGCTAACGCCGAGTTCAGAAAGAACTCCTACAGCACAAAACTATCTAACCAATGCAGATTTCAATTGGTTAAATCAATATTTACCAGACACTTACGAAAAAGAATTCGAGCGTTATGGTAACAGAACAATCTCTTCATTCCTACGTATGGTAGGTGCTGAGATGCCTACTAACTCTGACCTTATCAAATGGGCTGAGCAAGGTAGATTACATACTAAATACACTCAAGTAGGTTGTGCAGTATCAGCTGCAGCTAACCAAGTTATATTTCAAGTAAATGATGTGTTAGACCCAGCGGCTTCTCAACAAGTTATTCGTGTTGGTCAGACATTAGTTATTGTAAAAAATGACGGATCTGGATCTAACAAAGCAGTTGTAAGCGCTGTTGACAATGCTGCTGGTGCACGAGGTCGATTTACAGCTGACTTCTATGAAGCTGCTGGATTTACTGGAGGAACATTAGTAACAAATGCTGATGTTACTGTATTTATTTACGGATCAGAATTTAGAAAAGGAACAGCAGGAATGCAAGGTTCTCTTGAATCAAATGATTTCATATTTGACAACAAGCCTATTATTATCAAAGATACTTACAATGTTTCTGGATCTGATATGGCTCAAATTGGATGGATTGAAATTACAACTGAAGACGGCGGAACTGGATACCTGTGGTATCTAAAATCAGAGCATGAAACAAGACTACGTTTTGATGATTTCTTAGAAACAGCAATGATTGAAGCTGTACCTGCAGAACAAGGTTCAGGAGCAGATACCATCTTAGGTGGAACAAATGCTGGAGCTGGAGAAACAGGAGCTGGATCAGATGGTATTTTTTACAGTGTACAACAAAGAGGTAATATCTGGGACGGTGGAAACCCAACAGTATTAGCTGACTTTGACAATGTAATTAGTCGTCTAGACAAGCAAGGAGCAATTGAAGAAAACGTATTATTCGTTGACAGACAATTTGCTTTTGATATCGATGATATGTTAGCTGCACAAAACTCTTACGGAGCAGGTGGTACTTCATATGGTCTTTTTGACAATGACGAAGAGATGGCGTTAAACTTAGGTTTCTCAGGATTCCGTAGAGGTTATGACTTCTATAAGACTGACTGGAAATACTTAAATGACCCAACTATGAGAGGTGGGCTTCCAACAGGTGCAGGATCAGGACGTGTAAACGGACTACTTGTACCCGCTGGATCAACTAGTGTTTATGACCAAGTACTTGGTAAAAACGCTAAGAGACCTTTCTTACATGTTAGATATAGAGCTTCTGAAACAGAAGACAGACGTTACAAGACTTGGATTACTGGTTCAGCTGGTGGTGCAATGACAAGTGATGTTGATAACATGCAAGTAAACTTCTTGTCAGAAAGAGCTGTTTGTACTTTAGGTGCTAACAACTTCTTTATCTTCCAAGAGTAATACACTACTTTAAGGGGGCGTAAAAACCCCCTTTTTTTTATATAAAATTTAAATCTAATCAAATGAAAACTACTAGTAAATACGTAGATAAAATCTACAAACTCACGCGCGACACTGCGCCATTATCCTTAATCCTAGCATCAAGACATACCCAACGATTTCCTCTTTTGTGGTTTGATGAAGAGACAGGAACAAACAAAGCTTTACGATATGCAAGAAATCAGAACTCTCCCTTTCAGGAGGAGCAAGATAATAATGCAATATTAGAGCCTATAGTATTTGAAAACGGCTTTTTAACTGTGCGTAAAGAAAATCAAGTATTACAAAAATTTTTATCGTATCACCCAGGTAACGGAAGGGTATATGTTGAAGTTGATAAGGCAAAAGATGCAGCACAAATTGTTCAAGAGCTTAACGATGAGGTTGATGCTTTAATCGAAGCACGTCAACTATCGGTAGACGAAGTAGAAAATGTAGGTAGAGTATTGTTTCAGAATGATATTACTACTATATCAACAGCAGAACTGCGTAGAGATATATTAGTGTTTGCAAAAAACCAACCTAAAGATTTTTTATTATTATTAAAAGACCCAGCGTTAAAATTAAACGCATCTATTCAATTATTTTTGGATAAAGGAATAATACAATATAGAAATCAAAATAAAGAAGTGTTTTATAACACACCTTCAAATAAAAAGAAAATGCTAAACATACCTTATGGTGAAGATGCTATTTACATAATAGCCTCTTATTTTCAAACGGATGATGGCATAGATGCTCTAAAGCATTTATCAGGTTTGGCAAAGAACATGTAGAGACAAAGCCAGTGAGAAATCGCTGGTTTTTTTATTGTATCTTTAACTTTTATTAACTCATAAATTATTATTATTATGAATAAATACCTAAGTGTACCGGTTACAAATGAAGGAAGCCAATTGGTTCCTGTAACAAATGTAAAGTTAATTGAGGTTGGAAACGCGGCAGGTCCGGGTGCTAACCCAACAACAACGACAACTATTTTTTATGGTTCTTCAAAGACTATAGAATTTACGCATGCTGCAGTGCCAGCAAACTCAACTATATTTAGAAACTTTTTGCAGTCAGAAATGACAACTGCTCTTAGTACTTCATGGACAAATGTGAGTATGGATATTGA